CACAAATCTTGGCATTGGTACGCTCTATTCAGATTCAACCGTTGAACAGTGTTGCCAAAGTGCTCAAGATATAATTGATTCTTACCTTTGGTATAACCAAGCACTGGTTTATTCAACTGCTTTAAACAACAACATTGCAACAATTACAACAACACAGCCCCACGGATTTGTTACCGGCCAAAGCGTAACAATTACCAAATCAGACACCGCGCCATTTAACGGCACTTACACAATAACGGGCTACACAGAGTTCACTTTTACTTATGCAAGAACAGCAAGCAATCAAACAACACATTTGGTGCGACCTTACGGTCTAGTTAAAGGGCCAAATCACTCAACCGCCTATGCAAGCGTGCCAGCAGTACGCGAAGCATCGCTTATGATTGCAACAGATATTTGGCAGGCCAGACAAGCACCGAGTGGACAAGGTGCAAGCATTGATCAATTTGTCCCTGCACCATTTAAAATGGGCAACACATTGATTGCGCGAGTGCGCGGAATTTTGGCACCTTACCTTTCACCGAATGCAATGGTGGGGTAGATGCCAACAGCAATTACAACTCTTAGAACAACACTTGCAACAACTCTGGCCAATCCTGGTGTTTGGTCAACCTTTGCCTTTCCAAGTCCAGCACCCATTGCCAATTCTGTAACGGTGATGCCAGACGATCCTTACCTGGTCCCAAACAATCAAACCAGATCAAGCATCCAACCATTTGCACGATTTAAAATTATGATAATTGTGCCTGCCCTAGACAATCAGGGCAATTTAAATAGCATTGAAACTTTTGCAGTTGCCGTGTACACCAAACTTGCAGCGGCCTCATACGCTTTAAACATCACGGGATTTAGTGCACCCACAATTTTAAACCTTGCAACCAGTGATCTTTTAACAATAGATTGTTCAATTGAAGTACTAACGGATTGGTCATAAAAATGAATTACAAAGTTTTAGCAGGCACCGTAGGCGGCAAACCTGCTGGTTCAATTATTACTGATGCAGACCTAGATCCAAACACGAACATTGAAGCACTCATAAAGGGTGGGTCAATCAAACCGATAACCGAAAAACCAAAGAAAGATGAGGCAAGCGAATAATGGCAACAACAACCTTCTTAAACAACACTTTGGTTGTGACGCTTAACTCGGTTGATGTAAGCGACCAAGTTACAGCAGTTACAATTAATCAAACTTTTGACGAATTGGAAACCACTACAATGGGCGGCAACGGCTCTCACACTTTCGTCAAAGGCCTAGAATCCAGCACAGTTACCATTGATTTTCTAAACTCTTATGCTGCTGCTGAAGTTGCAACAACATTACAATCTGCATACGGCACAACAGTACCGTTGGTAATTAAGCCAACAAGTGCAGTAATCAGTGCAACGAACCCCGAATATCAAACTACGATTTTGGTCAATAACCTCACCCCCATTTCAGGATCTGTCGGGGATCTATCGACCCAATCGATATCCTTTACTTGCAACTCACCAATTGTTGTAGATACAACTCCTTAACAACTAACCTGAAGGGCTAGGCAATGGCTAAGTTAAAAATCACACGTAGTACTGGTGAAGTTCAAGAGTTTGAAATTACACCAATAATTGAATACGCGTTTGAAGTAAACAAGAAAAAAGGAATCCACAAAGCGTTTGCTGAAGACCAAATGCAGAGTGATGTGTATTGGTTATGTTGGGAAGCCATCCGGCGATCCGGCGAATCAGTGCCAATGTTTGGTGAGAAGTTTCTTGAAACGCTAAAGTCAGTTGAGGTATTAGATAGCGACCCTTTAGGGGATTGAGTGGCAAAGACTCACTCACCTATTTGGTCGCAAATCTAAGTTGTGAAACTGGGATTTCACCCAGTGAGTTTATCGGGATGGATCCCGTGATGCTTAAAATGATGATAAGAGTGCTAGAGGAAAGGGCAAAGGCAATCAAGGATGGCAACCGAAAAAGAAGTGGTCGGACTTGAGCAAACTTTGCAGGTACTCAAAAAAGTGCACCGTATTGTGTACGATCAAATGAACAAAGAAATTAAAGTTGTTTTGGCTGAGATCAGAGATGATGCTCAAGGATATGCACCAAGTACAACTCCACCAGGTTTAAGCAATTGGGCTAAGCAAGCACCAGGTACAGTTTGGGAACGTTTAATCTTTGACCCTGCTGCAATTAAAAAAGGCATTGGTTTTAAAATAGGCAAAACCAAAATTAACCAGCAAGGATTTAGCAGCCTATTTACAGTCATAAATAAAAATGCTGCTGGAATGATCTATGAAGTTGCAGGTACCAGAAATCCCCACGGCAGACCACCGGCTGGAAACCACAAACGCACTCAAACTAAAAAGTTTAGCAAGTCATTCAATGAAGATGCAGGTGCACATTTTATTGAAGCGATAGAAAGACAAAGCATCACAGTTCGAGGCAAGCAAGGTCGTTTAGTCATTAGGGCTGGAGAAAAAAATCAAAAGCGTGCAAGGGCTGCAATCTTGGTGTCCATAACTAAGGCAACGCGAATAGCCCACGAGAAGATGCCAAAGGCGGTGGCATAATGGCCGAGCCAGCAATTAAATACAGCATCATAACTGCCTACTCCAATAAAGGTGTTGCGGCTGCTGAAAAAGGATTGGCCAAACTAAGCAAAGCATTTAAAAAAACTAGCCTTGCCAGAAAACTAACCTTTGCAGCAATGGGTGCAAGTTTTGTAGCCCTTGCTAAGTCCTCAGCACAGGCAGCAATTGCAGACGAAAAAAGCATCAAGGTACTGGCATTCACCCTGGACAATTTAGGGCGATCATTTCAGCAAGTGCCAATTGAAAATTTTATTGACAAGTTAAGTAGAGCAACAGGCATTGCAGACCAAGAAATTAGACCGGCATTTGGTCAGTTAATAACTGTTACAAATAATTTAGCAAAGTCTTACGAGGCGTTGGCTCTTGCAACTGATATTGCAGCAGTAACCGGCGATGATTTTACAGTTATCACAGACGCATTATCAAAAGGTTTTGCAGGCCAAACTACTGCACTGAAGAAATTAATACCAGGATTAGACCAGGCAGCCATCAAGGCCGGTGATATGACTACCTTGATGAAACAATTAAATGACACATTTGGCGGGGCAGCAAAAAACAATATAACAACTTATGCAGGCCAATTGGCAATTTTAAAAATATCAGCAGGCAAAGCCCTGGAAAATATAGGCAAAGGCTTGATCAGTTTCTTAAAAGGCTTTACCAAAACTAATTCAATCACTGATCTTGGATTGGCAATTGAAGACTTAGGCGTAAAGATAGGTGACATTTTTAGAGGTTTGCCGGTTTATATTAAAACCTTTTTTGCCTCTACAGATAAAGCGTTTCAAGATAGTTGGTTTGGCCGCAATGTTTTATTGCCTTTAATCAATGCACTTGGTAAAGGCCTATCCGATGCAGCCACAGCAGCCTCAGCAGCGGGCAAAAGAATTAGAGAATTAGAAGTTGCCGGTGGTTGGGGCAGGATATTTGATACAACTGTAATTAAAAAGTTCAACAAAGAAACAAAAAAAACCACAGATGATATGAAAAAAGCAGCAGCAACAACCAAATTGCAAGGTATGTTTGACATTGATGCAATCCAGATTGCTGAAGCACTTAAGGGCAAAGTCAGCGACCTAGACCGTGCACGGTTAGAGGGAATGCAAGCACTTAAAACCGAAGCCACCAATGACGATATTGCAGCCATCAAAAAAATAGAATACGAAACATTAAGAGCCAATGCAACCCTTAACAGTGCACAGCAATTGGCTTTGCAAAATACTTTTGATTTTTACAAACTAATTTATGGCTACGCAAAAGATACCAGTGATGAAATCGCGAAGTTATCGTTTGTACCAAAATTACCAGGGGCACCATCTACTAGCACCGGCACCGGCGGCGGTGGAGGCGCTGGGACATCAGATTTGCCTAACCCATTTGTCCCAGGCACTATCCCTGACTTGAGTTACTTGAATTTTGATCTTTCTGGATTAGGTGCAGCCAATGCACGAATGGAAGCGGGAATCTCAGGACAGCAAGGCGGCATTACAGTTAATGTGAACCCTAGAGGATCAGGATTTATCGGCAATCAAGATGACTT